TCCTGGATAAGCGTCTAGTGTCCCTATGGCTGTTGTTGCCTCTGATGGTGCTGTTAATTGTACAGCGGTGTAATCTACACCCCACGAATTATCTCCCCATGCAGAACGTCCCCAACCTAAACTTGGAAAAGCAGAAAGTGTTCCTAATGCTGTGGTTGCTTGTAAACCTGTTACAGGAACTACAGAAGTATTTGAAGCCCATGAGTTATAGTTCCATGGTATCATTCCATAAGAGTCGGAAGTCGTAATGGTTGCAGAACCACCCATGCCAGGGTGATTAGAACAATAATAATATAGTGTGCTTGGAGCACTGTCAGCTACAGAAATTTGTGTATACGCTCCAGAGTTTCCCGGTGTACCGCTGGTGGTTACCCCGGTTGTATACTCGCTTCCGCTGTTGTGTGTTCCATCACTGGTTGTAGAAAAACGTAAAGGATGGTTTTCGTTAGTGCTGTCTGATTGATCAAACTTATAAGTAATTCCTTTTGCGAGAATTATAGTGGCTTGTTGAACGCCATCGATATAATATTTATTTCCATAACCGGTGCTCTGCACCGTTACGGTGTACGTTCTAGCAACAGACATAAGGATTACCTCCTTATGCTATTCTTACTATAGCTGTAGTAGCTGCTTTCGCAGGAAATTGAACTGTAAACGTTCCAGATGAAACTGTTTTGTCTCCACCAAATGCTACCGCACAAACTGCAGGGTCTCCAGTCGCTGTATCATTAAAAATTAAACATCCGTTAGCTGTAAAAGAAGCAGATGTCCAAGATATATCATCAAAGTCAACGCAAGCTGTTGATCCGTCTAGCGATGGTGTAATGTTAGTCAAAGCTTTTCCTTTTGCAGAATAAGCAGATCCTGATGAGTTAGTTATTTCATATGAAGAATTGTATGCTGTAGTGCCTGCACCTAAAGTTGCAGAACTAGTGTACAACGCAATGTTAAAAGTATTTCCTGTTGACGCAGTAAAGTTATGAGTAGCTGTTAGCAGCTCGTTTTTAAAGCTATTACAAATTGCCGATGTTATTGCCATAATTTTTATCTCCTTATTACGGTGACGGTGAAGGGACTTTAATTCTAACTGTTCCGTCAGTGTAATCGTCTCTTCTTCGTCTACCAACTTGCATTGCTGCAAACTGTTGTACTGCATTCTTATACTTTTGTTCATATAATGTCAACATGTCTGTTGGACCTTTTAAGAACCCATAAGTTTCTGCCAAGCAGCAATATAGCAGACCTTGTGGAAAGTTTAGACTAATGTAATTAGTATTACTACCCTCTAATAATACAGGTGCTTTATTATAGTATATTCTAAATTTATAATTTTGATCTGGTGTAGGGGCAAAATACATACCTCCAGAGGTAGTGTCTGACAGCCCCGTAGCGCCCCCAAACATGGCATAATACTTAGGAAACCCTGTAACAGAATTTGCTGTGTCTGTAGGAGCCTGTATTTCGCCAGAAGGACCAAATTTTCTGTCAACGAACTCTGACAAATAAGATTGATCTTTCTTTTCTAGCCAAGATCCGTTGCCCTCTGTATTAGCGGTTGAATTAAATACCTCTATCCCTCTAACAAATAAACATCCTGCAGGTGCGTTAATTGTATTATCATTTGCAACTAAAGTACCTTCTTGAACAAACCTATCAGCATCAATAGGAAGGTCCATCATAATTCTTTGTTGGGCGTTTAAAATAATATTTTCTAATACAGAGTCAGTTAAAACTGTATCATCTACTTCTGTGTAGCTTCTAATCTGTGTTTTTAATCCTGATGCACTTATTCCTGACATTATAAACTCTCTATATTAAGAGGACTAATAACACAATTAAATCCTCCTCCTGTTGCTGTACTCGTTGCTGCACTTGGTAAGGTCACAGTAAAACTATTTTTTTCTATGACCGTAGTGTTAGCATCGTTAACATAACTTGTTTCTACTAAAGAAGCAACCTTGAAAGAACCAAATACTTTGGCTCCTGAGTTATGGCTGCCTGCAGTTGTAGCCGGTGGTGTATATCCTCTGTATTTTGCAGAAGTTCCACGAGTACATCCAGTCAAATCATTACTAGATCTTCCTGTATATTCAATAATTTCATTTTGAAACATCCCTACCTCTAAAGGATTTGATGTATCGCTAGATGTTAAAACTTTTTGTATCATGATAAATCCAGAAGTTGGAAAGTTAGATCCATCAGTTAGAGATATAGTCGTTGCTGAGTTAGTTATATCTGCACTTAGAGTTGTTTGCAGTTGTAAGTTTGCAACAGATACACCTCCAACAGGTTCTTTAACATCAGCAAACCTTAAAACATCATCAACCTCTAATCTACCAAATGGAAAAGAAATTGTTAAAGTTGTATTTGATGCAGTTGTAAAAGGATTAAACGGTAAAAAATCTTGTGTGTTAAATTCTGTTCTTGCAGGTCTTGCTCTTTGTAAAGCTTGTGGGTCTGCACTTGTAGGTGTAGGATCTAATTGTGGTTGCTTAGGTTCATATTCTGAAACATGGACCAGGGCACCATTCCATTCTCTAACCATTTCGTTGTACGGAA